TCTCCTCCACCTGCATTATTAACTGCTTTAGCGGTAAACACGAATTCTCCATCACTTAACATTGCAGGTATATCATCGCTTGTACCAGTTCCAGGTCCTTCTATCTCTCCGTTTTTACGAGGAAAATATTTTTTTGATCCATCGGCTAATTGTATTATTCCACCTTGTGCTGAGTAACGAACAAAATCATCTGTTAATTCTTCAATAGGAACACCAAATTGATCTTGCATATCAGTGTAGTAATAAGGTTTAACACCTTGTCCTGCTAATTGAAACTCTTGTGGATCATTATAGTAAAGGGGATTTAATGCATTAGGGTCGCCAGGTTCAAATTCGTTTTGTTGTTTAAGTGCATCTAAGTAAGAAAGTCCTCCAAGACCTGCTCCTACTAATAAATTAGATCCACTAAGGACATCTCCTGCACCAAGTTTATTACTGCCTGATAAATATTGTAATCTCTTGTATGCATCTACATTTTCTTTTGTGGGATTATTAATTGCTAATTCTTTTGCTTCAATTAATTGATTTTTAAGATTAACTTTATCTGCATTACCACTTACGTTAGCAAATTTATCTATCATGTTTTGAGCGCCTTTAATAACATTAAAATCATCTCCCATAGCAAATTTACCACTTGCTCCAAATCCTTTTCCAGCGAAACCTTTAAGAGGACCATATGCTCCTGCGAGCGATCCAATACCATAACCCATTAATGCTGTTTTAAGAGCCTTGTCTGCTTTTTGTCCAGCTATAAGACCACCAATACCAGCGCCTATACCAGCGCCTGCAGCACCGCCCATTATAAAACCAAGACCTGCACCTGCAATAGGAGCTATCTTTTTTACTGCTTTTTTTACTTTTTTAAATGTTTTATTTAAGAAGCCACCAATACCTAATTGGGGTATATCCTCAATAAATTGTTCGTCAAATTCCATCATGCATAATCCTTCATAGCAACTAGTTTTTCGTTGAAAAGCAAGATGGCGAGGCTTGGAGAAATACGCCTATTTTATTCTATATTTATATGTCTTTTTGATATAATGTGCAATGAGAAATTAGACATGGATATAGATATTAAGAAAGTACCTATGGTTCGTCTCACGTGGCGCGATGCACGGGACACGGAAACTGGATGGTTAGACATAAAAGATGTGATAAATGCTCCGTTAGCCGTGTGTCAAGAAGTAGGGTGGATGGTACACAATAATGATGAAAAAATAATCATTATGCGCTCTTATAGTAAAGATAAAGATGACATATCTGGTGGTGGTGCAATAGCAATACCTAAAGGTTGGGTAACAAAAATAGAATATTTAGAGGTAAGTTATGGAGAAAGAAGCAACAATTAATAGTTTATTTGGTGAAACTATTTACTACACAAACATAGTAAACGATGATCAAGATACAGCAAAGCATGTTGAGTCTTTTGTTAAAGAGAAACCTGGAAGAACAGCAGCGACTACTGATGTTACAGGCAATACAATGTTTACGGATTTAGAAGAAGCTAAAGATAATTTACACAAAGATAAAAAATACAGTAACTTATTTAAAGAAATAGCAAAAAATATTAACGCTTTTTTAAAAGCAAAAGGGTATAGTAAAGACAAGTTTGATGCTCATGTTACAAAGTCATGGGCTACTTACACTGTAAAAGATCAACACATTGCTAGTCATAAACATACGGCTAGTCATTTTAGTTTTGTTTATTATGTACGCAATGATGATATGGGTAACATACGATTTGAAAAAGAGTTAGCATCACAAACAGGTTTGTTTATTCCACCAACTGATCAGTACATTGTTGATTGGAATCAGTTTAATTTTTCTAGTTATATTTTTCCTGTAAAGACAGGTAACTTTATTATTTTTCCTAGTGGCTTGCTACACTACACGGAAGTAAATACCCAAGAAAAAGCAAGAATAAGTATAAGTGGCGATGTGTTACTTACAATGAAACCTGGGGTAAAGACAGAACACTGTATACCTCATCCAAGTGGTTGGGATACTATTTCAAATTAGTTGTCAAGAAAACAATTATAAAAAGATTACTTGATAATTATGACAGACGTGTTTAAATTAGATCTCACCCAAAAATTAAATCAACAGGAGATATTATGGAAAATCAAGAAGTATTGAAAGCTATAGCTGTCCTCGCTGACAAGGTGAGTCGCTATCATGAACGTTTATTAGCAGTAGAAAGAGATCACAAAAAACACGTTGACGGGTGTTCATGTCAATCTCAACCTCCTAGTATGGGTAGACCTTTAACCGAAGATGAAAGAATGTTTGTTCAAGAAAATATGGCAAAACATAAGGCGGCAGCAAATGGACAATAACTGTCCAGCTTGTGGCTGTGATCTAGATAAATGTATATGTGATGATTTTTGTGAAAACTGTGGGGCTTAATCGTCTTCAGTTTTTCCAAATACATCAGGTAACTTTGTTACCTTTACTTGTATATTAGTTTCAATGTCATCGGCTGTTGTATCTGTTTCTGGATTATCTACATCAGCTTTCGCTGCTTCTTCCGATTCATAATCTAAACCAGTTTTTTTATTTTTTACTTCTCGGTGAACTTCTGGTTGTAAAATAGCCACTTCTTGACCTTCAACAATTTCTTTACCAATTTCTTTTGATTCTTGTACTTTTTTAAATACCATTATGTTATCTCCATTAAACTTACTAATATTTTTACACCACCTACTAATTTAATTGCATCAGCTTGTTCTAATACAATAGGTTGTGTCAACACTTCTGTTTCTGCTCCATCAGCTAAACTGTCTTTATATAACTCTATTTCTAAACTACTTTCACTACTATCCATCATAGTTACTGTTGTAGTAATAGCACCACCTGATTGATTAGATAACCGAATACTTTTTACTAAAGCTGTTGTCGGAGCAATAGGTGGCTGTGAATTTTGATCTGCCGTTGGAACTGTGTAAATAGTTCCTGCACCATTTTTAGATCTACTTATAAATAAATCAGCCAAGAAACCACGTCCTTGCTGTAGATTCATCTTTTAAATCTTGTTGATAACCAAAATTTAATTGCTGTACTATTTGCTCTAACAACCTTGTTAGAATATCAATTATAGTAGGTTGATATTCAGGAGTTGCTTGAGGAAATCTTGTTGTTGTAATTTTAGCCATTATCTGCCTCCATCTGGTTGTACGTCTAAACGTAATGTTCCATATCGCCATTTATCACCAACAGCATCACTGTCAATACGAACATTAGCTTGTCTTCCTCTGCCTCGTAGATCAAACTTTTCTGTTGTAGGAACAATAGTTCTTACCACAGTAGTACTTGTTGTTGCGCTTGGGTAGGTTTTAAATTTTAAAGTTATATCTACGGAACCTGTTAAATCTTTAAAGTTTGGTATACCTCTGCCAATATGTAAAAAAGGTTGACCATCAGCAATATCAAAATCACCCGACTCGATAAATGCTGCAATAGGTAATGTTACATTATCATCTCCTGTTTCATGTTGATATAGTGTTGTGGCTCCTGCTGTTAATCCATTAATAACATTGTTATCTGCAATTTCTGTTTCAGAATATTCTGTGGCATAAGGTTTTTGATATACGCCATAATCTTGCCATGTTGTTCTTGCTAAACTTCCTACAGACCAACAATCTTCTAAATAGTTATAGGTTACAAAACGATCTATTTGTGTAGCATTATTAGATGTATAGAACCATGTGACTTCATTAAACTCTGAGTTAACAGCAGCAAAGGTTTCTGGTTGATTTGTAATACTAAAATCTTCAAAGACATAATCTTGTACACTACAAGGCATTTTAGAAATAGCACCATCAAATTTATAAAAAGAATTCTGTGACATCCAAAAGGCTGTGCCGTTTACATCTACCGCTGAGTGTAAAGATACCGCTCCACAGTTTGCTCCTATCTGAGTTAAGTTAAACGTAAAAGGTGCACCGACAAATTGCAAAGCATTTAAACTTGTATCCGTCCAAACTAATACAGCATTACGTGATCGTACGGCTGTCATAATTTTTGATCCGTCTTGTATTCTAAAAGATCCTGCAGTGTTTGTTGCTGTAGGAACCCATGTATTGTAATCTTCTTGTGAAGCAAATCGTAAAAATAAATCATCTTGTGTAGTGCTATTACCAATTGTTGTTTCTGTACCAAATAAAAATACATGCCTATCAGGCATTGATACTAAGTTAAAACGTGAAACAGTAGGCGCAGCAGAAATAACAGCGGCAGGTGTTCCTACACCAACAGATGTATCCCACCTAAAAGTATTTCCATTATTAACTGTTGCTAATAAATCCTCACCAAAGTTATCAAAAGACCAGTTACGTCCTTCGATAGTAACGTTAGACGTAGAACGAGGCGTGCCCCATGCTTCTTTACCCCACTCATATGTACCCCAACCATAACCATATTGTGATACGGCTGTGCCTACAGATATTTGATAGGTTGCTGTCGCTGTCGCTGCAGATGCTCCTGTGCTCGTAGCTGCAGTTGCCGTAGTAATAGTGTAAGTATTAGCACTAGGAACTGTTAGTATTTCATATTCAGCATTCATGGTTGCCGCAGGTATTCCATTAACAGGTCCTGACGTAGAGGATATGGTAACAAAATCTCCAACTTCTGCATTATGACTCGGGTCTGTAACTGTAACTGTTGTATTAGAAAATGTTTCAAAGCCCGTAATTGACCCTGTATCTCTTATCGGTGTAATATCGTATGCTACACCTTCTGAATAAATATATAGTTTTCTATCTGTTCCGATGGCCGTGTATCGTACACCATCTAAAGAAGTCCATGCATGCATGTCTCGTGCAACACCGACTAAAGTACTATTAATTAATTTAATCCACCCACCTATTTTTTCTGGTAAACCATAACGAAAACGTACAAAATCAGAATCAGTCCAACGTCCTGCCGCTCCGTACTCGGTATCTTGTTTATCAATACCAGGGGCAAATGCTATCTTTGTTAAAGGCATTATGCAATCCTTATAAATCTATATGTAATTTCACCATCACCACCTGCAGCACCAGCTCTTTCTTTACCGCCACCACCGCCGCCCGAGCCAAAAGTCCCTGCACTTCCTGATGAACCACTGCCACCACCTGAACCACCAGAATTTTGACCATTATAAGAAGCAGCACCATTTGCGCCACCAATACTACAGTTATCGCTTCCACAACTAGGAGCTTGACTTGGTCCTCCAGTTGGTAAACCTTCTGCTCCATCACCACCAGAATTAAAAGTTCCCGCACGACCAGTGTTAAATGATGTAATATTAATACCATCAACAGTTGTTCCTGTTGATAAAGAAGATGATATTGTTGCTGTTCCTGCTTGCCCTGATGTTTGTGTTGCTAAAGGCCCTTGAACGTAACCGCCAGAATAAGATGCGCCTGTTCCTGCTCCTAAAACAAATAAAGAACCTGTGCTTGCACCAGACAAACTTGTTTGTGTTCCTGTGTCAGCATTAGCTGTATAGTTAAATCCTGAGTTGGATCCTGCTGCTCCTCCTGTTCCAACGACCGCTGTTAAAGTTTCTCCACCTACAACTGTAAAAACTTTATCAGATACGTACGCTCCTGATCCTCCACCACGACCCCCTTGTTCTCCTGGTGCTTTGTCATAGCCTAAACCATTCATAGATCCGCCACCGCCACCAACTGCTTGTTGTATGTGAATAGCATTGGCATTGGCAGGAACTGAAAAAGTTGTTGTACCTGATCCTGCGGTTGTAAAACTTCCTGGTGTATCAAATAAAGTAAAAACAGTTTCCCACGAACCACTGTTTTTTACATAAGCATTAGTTATTGTTTTGTTGGTAAAAGATGTACTGTCTCGAACGTAAAGTTGAGTTCCAGCATCGGAGCTTATCTCCCGCCAAGTACCGCCATCTTTAACATAAATTGGCATAATGAATTACGTATATTTGTACCAAATATCTCCATCAGATCCACCACTTGGTGCAGATGTACTTACTGTTCTTGTTCCATTAGCATTTGTTCCTGCTGTAGCAGAAATAAAAGCCTGTACATCAGAACCGATAGCAACGCCTAAGTTTGTTCTTGATGTTTCTGCCGCAGCAACATCACTTAGGTTATCAGCTTCTTGCAATACACCAGTAACAGCAGTGCCTGAAAATTTATATTTGATAGATTCATAAGTTGCCATATTACTTCTCCGTTAGTTTCCAACCATAAGTTGCGCCTGAGTATACTAAACTAAAGGCTGCATCTTCGGTTGCTACAGTCAAATCTGCTGTAGCTCCATTAATTTTTAAACTGTTTCTTCCGATTGTTAAATTGTTTGTATTAAATGTGCTTGCTAAATCTACAAATCTTACTTCATCTCCTGTAGAAGGAGCTGCTGGTAAAGTAATTGTAAAGGCTCCACCAGTTGTATCAACAAAAATTTTATCTCCACTTAAAGCTGTATACGTAGTTGTTTTAGTAACCCATGTGCCACCCGATGTCTGGAGTTCATACCAATTAGTACCATCAGTGGCCAAGAAAACACTTGTTTGAGGATTAATAACATAGGTATTGCCTGAAGCACCTAGTCTAGCTGTAACTGTGTAGGTTGCCGCTGCATTTCGTAAAAAATATAATTTTTCTTTTGCTGTAAATTGAACAGTGTGATTGGCTGCCGCATTTGTAAATATAATAGCAGCTTGTCTGTTTTCATTATCTGCTTGTGTAGCGGGACCATTTGTGTCTGTTAAAACTGTCGTTGTGCCAGATGATATATTTTTTGTATATACACCAGCTATTGACTGCTCTAATGATTGTGAAAA